GCCACCCTCACCGCGACCGAGGCGCGGCTGGCGGAAGCGGAGGCGAAGTGGCTGGCCGACTTCCGAATCCAGCAGGACGCCATCGTGCGGCTGACCGACGAGCGCGACGCCGCCGTGGCGACTGCGAGGGAGGCGAATGCCCCGTAAGCCCACGACGGCCCACTTGGAAGTCTTTCCGGAGATGTGGCCGCGCAGGCACCCGACGTTTGACGACCAGCTGGACGTCGTGCACGACATCGCCAAGGCCGTGAAACGCCACGTCGATGCCGTGGACGAGACGGTCGTCGTCATCGGCTACACCTGCGAACACTGCGCGGCCCGGTGGACCGAGACCAGCGTCGACTACAACGGGGGCTGCTGCGCCGAAGACGAGCGCCACAACCCCGCACCGGAGCGACGATGAAAGTCCACGAGGAAGTCCTGGCCGAGCATCGGCGCATGCGCGCGCAGTTGCAGGAAGCGCTGGCCCTGTTGTCTGGCGGCACGCCCTACGAACGAAGTCACCTCGAGGCGGTGCTGCAAGCGGGACTGCCGACCTCGACGCTGGCGGATGTCGATGCGACAGGGTACTACGCGGAGACCGGCTGGCTGGCGGTCGCCTTGGACGCGCTCGGCGACCGTCGGGGCTCGTGCTTGATCCTCTCGCGTGACCGCCCGGTCGTTGCCGCAGCAGTAGCCCATTTCGACGCCACCCGCCAGTACGAGTAAGGTCCCTCCCACCCCACGGAAAACACACTATGCGCTGGCAAGGACCCAAAGACCACACGCGCCGCGTGCGCCGCTGGTTCGCCTGGTGGCCCGTCACCATTCGCCAGGAAACCCGGTGGCTCGAGCGCGTGGCCGTGCAGCAGCAATACAGCACGTTCCTGAGCGGTGGTGGCGGGTACTGGCGCAATCAGGACTTTGTGGACGAAAGGCAGGCCACGTGACGGACCACGCAGACAACATCGCGCACCTCCTCGGTGTGGCCTACCCCAAAGTGGTGCGATACACGCGCGCGGATGGGAGCGACGTCGGCTTTTGGTTGCACAAGAACCGGCTCTTTGGGTGGTACATCAATGGTATTGACCCCACGCCGGAAGAGATGCAGGCGGCGGGGAACACGGGTTGGGAGCCCGGGGACCACGTGCTGACCACGTGTCGGACAACCCGCGAAGCGGTGTACGCGCAGCTGGGAGGCACGCCATGAGCCACGTCGGCGCACTGATCCAGCTCCTGGGCGGCCAACGACCCAAGGTCATTCGCGTGCAGCACGCGTACGGCCCGCTGGGCGTGTGGTGGCACGACGGCTCGCTGCGCGGCTGGTGGGTCAACGACGACGACCCGTCGCCAGAGCACGTGCAGGCCACCGAGCCTGATCGCGGCTGGTCTGCGTACAGCCTCAATTTCGCCGACGCGAACGTGACCTATGCCGAGCTCGTCGACCAACTTGGGGGGATCCAATGAGCCACGTCGATGCGGTCACCCGCCTGTTGGGTGGTACGCCCAAGGTGTTGCGGCTACCCGCGCTGGGCCCTGGGAAGATGGAGCTCGTGGCCTGGGTGCGGGACGACGGCTCGGTGCGGGGGCGGTACATCTGGTCCCACGGCACCATCGAAGGCGCTCTGGCGACCGGCGGATGGGACGCCGCCACGCATCAGCACCCCATGGAAAAGGAAGTGGGCGTGACCTACCCGGAGTTGTGCGCGCTGTTGGGGGTGCAGCCATGACCGACGCGCAGCGGACCAAGCTGCGCCTGCTGGCCGCCGAGTACGGGCTGGCCGCGAGCAGTGAATATGCGGTGCAAGCGCTGGTGCGTGACGCCCTGCGCGTGGTGCCCACCTGGGCGACGGAGGTCGCGTGCAAGTCACCGTAGTGTGTCCGCTGTGCCTGGACGACCGCGAGGCGCAGGGCATTGGGCTGTGCTGCAAGTGCGACAACGGCCGCGATCCAGTGCAATGCACGGTGCAGCCGGACTCGGCAGACGAGTGGCGGCTGCGGTTGGCGGATGTCGCCGGGCGGTATGTGCAGGCGCGGCGCATCGCAGACGATCAGACGATTGCGTACCTGCAGGCGCGGGGTACCGGCACGCTGACCGCCGAGCTGGTCGTGCGTCGGGACGACGCGCTGCGGCAGGTCAACAAGCTCGACGCGCTGTTGTGTGGTGCCTACGACGAATGGCGGACGCGTGCCGCTGCCCCGGCAGAGCCCACCTGATGCCCCGAGAAACCAAAGCCGCGCGCAAAGCGCGGGGCCGCTGGGACTACGTGTCCTCCTATGGGGGCGACCTCGAGCAGGTGCTGGCAGGTCGCACGGTGCTGCGCGTGGTGCAGCGGCGTGATTTTGACGCCACCCACCCCCCGATGGGCGAGCGCGGGGAACCATATCCCAACGTGCTGATCGTGTTTCAGGACGGCACAGCGGCGGCGCTGACCTATCCTGTAGAGGGGTGTGGCTGCTGTGGCGAAGAAGACGCCTGGCATTTCTGGACTCCAACAGAAAGTGCGCGCTAACGTGAGACACACCCTGCGGTTCTGCGGAGCTGTTCTGCGCGACCTGGCCGCGGCCCTGGCGTACGTAGTCTACGGCGTATCGTGCGTGGTGTTGCTGTTCGCTGCCGGGATGACCGTTCCCGCCTGGCCCACCTGGGCGCAGCGCGCGCTGCTGGCGGCGTGCGGGATGATCGGGTTCCTCGTGCTGGTGGTGGTGATCACGGCGTACGTCACCGACCTTTGGGCCAGGACGCGTCGCTATGGCGACTGACCGTCACCTGACCACGGCGGTTGCGCCCCTCGCGCCGGGTGAGTATTGGGGCACCGTGATCGAACTCGGCCCACGCGGCGAGTTGGGCACGGTGGAAGTGTGTATCCAACGCACGTTCTCCCCGAGCGCCCGACAACTGGCCGCCTGGGCCGCGCAGGGCGTCGACCCGGAGGACCACGACGGCTACGAGTGCGTGGTGGCCGCCGAGATCGTCGGGGCCATTCAAGCCGCGGTGCACGGCATGCCCCTGCCCCGTCCTCGTCCCTGATCTTTCGTCCGACTGTCCCCGTGCGCGGTTCGTCGGCGTTGCCGACCCGCGCACGTCGCCACTCGGCCTTCCCTCTCACATTGAGTTGACCATGCAATTGAGTCGCGCACATGTCCGTGCGGTGCTTCGGCTGTCCAAGATCAACTGGATCCACGTCGGCCCTCGCCGTGCGGAGCGGATCACGACCCAGTGCGAGCACTTGCTGCGGCGCGTGCCGCGTGTGACATCCGTGGCGGGCGTGCAGGCGCCGCGTCGCGTGCTGGCCCACTACACCCGGGCCTTGCGATCGATCATGGACCAACTGGGCATGCCGGTCCCACTGGACGCCCCGCGTGGGCTGCCGCGCGCCATGCGCGGGGGGCGGTAATGGCGGAGTTCACGCTCCTCGAGTACCAGCTGCAGCGCGGCCCCCTGGCAGGCGTGCGGGGCACGTGCGCGGCGGGCTGTACGGAGTACGGCACGCGCCTGCTCGCCCCGCCCACCATGCTGGTCCTCCCCGGCGCGAGTGGGGGCTGGTACCAGCTCGTCGGCATCGTGGACGGGGAGCTCCACTACGCCTGGCAGGAAAGCACTGGGCTCGAGTGACCAGCGTCTACGTCTGGGCGGATCTGCTGGGCGGGTGCGCCGACGGGGACGTTCTGCTCGTCGATGTCTGCGACCCGCCGCCGCACTGCATGCGGCGTACCCGCCTCGGGACGACGCAGCAGTACGTGCTGCACGATCACCCCCGCTGGGGGCTGTGCTACGTGCCGATGTAAGGTCTGTGCGCGCTCCTGAAATGACACCTGTACACCACTGGGAGCCGCTATGCACGTGTTTGTCACCTCCGATTCGCACTTCGGGCAGGCGGGAATGCTCGAGTTTCTACGCCCAGACGGGTCGCGACTGCGGCCGTTTGCGTCGGTCGAAGAGCACGACGACCACCTGGTCGCGGCCTGGAACGCCCGGGTGCAGCCCACGGATAAGGTCTATCACCTGGGCGACGTGGCCATGCACCATCGCGCGATCGCGACGATCGGCCGATGCAACGGACGGAAGGTGCTGATCAAGGGCAACCACGACACGCACCGGTTGACCAAGTACCTGCCCTGGTTCTACGACGTGCGAGCGTATCACGTCCTCGACAAACTGGTGCTGAGCCACGTACCGATTCACCCCGAATCGTTGGGGCGCTTCCGCGGCAACGTGCACGGGCATTTGCATGCCCAGCAGTTGGCGGATCCCCGGTACCAGAACGTGTGCGTTGAGCACACCCACTGGGCGCCGCTCGAATTGAGCGAAGTCCAGCAGTTGTTCCGGAGCCCCACGTCATGACGTGGGGCATCGACGGACCGAACACTCACGCGGTGCCACACGGCTTCGCCGCTAGTGGTCTTCGGTACGTGTGTCGCATGGTCCGGCATGCGACGGCACCTGGAGTGAGGGCACGGCTTGCCGTCCCGCGCTCTGACGTGCGCGCGGGACGCCAAGCCTCGCTGCCCTTGGCGTGATCGAGTGCTCACACACTTCCGTGTGACCCTCCCGTGGCTGGTCAGTGAACCCTTCTGAAGGAGTTGTATATGCAGTCGAACGACATCGTGATGGTCAACGTCACCGGGACCAACGGCACCACCCGGCACCAGAAGACCATCTCCCGCCGGTTCAACGGTGCGGGCCTCCCGCTGAACGACGACGGCAAGCCCGTCGGCGACAGCGCCGAGGTGCTCCGCAACCTGCCGAGCGGCACGGCGACCAAGGCCCCGGACTTCCCGACGGCCAAGTTCCTCGAGGCGCAGGGCAAGGGCGCCGAGGGCGCGGCGGAGATCAAGGCGATCCAGATCGCCTACGCCCAGCAGTTCAGCGACTGGGAGAAGTCCCAGGGCGGCGGGTCGGAGAACCTGCAGGTGGCGAAGTCGGTCCTCGAGTACGCGAAGGAGTTCCACGCGTTCCAGGAGACCGATGGTGACCACTTCGTGATGAAGCTGGACAACCTCGACGTGGTCACCACCACGCTCAGCGACGGGCGTACGCTGTACACCGTCACCGGCACGGCTGTCTTCGGCTGAGCCTGTACACCGGTCTCTGGGGGTTCCCGGGGGCCGTTCGGTTGGGGCATCCGCTGCGTAGCGGAGGGTGTCCCAACCACCCACCTTTTGACCGCAGGAGACCAGGTGACGTTTCTGAATGCGATACACAACGCGCTCGGCACTGGACTGCGGCTGTACGTGGCAGAGTCCTACGCTCCCGAACCGCACAAGCCCGAGATGGACTGGCTGCAGAACTACGTGCTGCTGGTGGCCCCCGACATCGAGGCGGCCGCCGAGCTCGCCCGGGCCGAAGCGTCCCGCCCTGGCAGCACGCTGCAGAACGAGCCCCACGAGCCTGCGGTGACGCAGATCTGGGTCCGCGACTTTGGCGCGCCTGCGGCGGCGGGGCTGCTTCGCGATCGTGGAACGCTGCTGGTGTGGGCCGTAGACGATGCTTGACGAACTCTACGCTACGCTGGGGCTCGCTGCCCCACCGCGCGACCTGCTGGTGTTCCGCTGGAAGGGTGAGGCGCTCGAGCAGGACTGGTGCGACTACACCCTGGAACCCGGGGAGCGGCCTAGTGCCCGGGCGGACAGGACGCTGATGGCCGAAATGTTCTATCCGGTCGGGGACGGGTGGTTCGCTCCGGTGCAACGCCACCCACCGCGAGACCAGTGGAAGATCCGGTACGGCTGCGCGCATCCGCGCGACCACCTCAATCAACAGACGATGGAGTGGACCGTGCGCTCGGTGTCGCTGCCCGAGTGGGTCCTGGACTGGGACGGCGAGCATGCTGGCTGAACTGTATGCGGCACTGGGCTTGCCCGTCGCCGCGCCGACGGACGTGTTGGCGTTCCGCGCGCTCGAGTCGGGCTACAAGCACCCGCGTTGCCTTCAGGCCGACACCCGGCCGATCGACGTTCCGGCGCTCGACGGCGGAGAATACTTCGTTCCGATCGGCGAGGGGTGGTACATCATTGTGGTCGCCCATGCGCTGGTGGTCCCGCGCGACGCCGGAGTGCCGCTGGAGAACGGGTGGCTCGTGCGGTACGCGGCAGACTACCCGTCGTCCGGGATGAACAACTACCTCTACGAGTGGGCGGCGCGTTCCGTGGTGTTGCCGGACGGCGTGCAGGTCCTGCCCACCTACTGTCTCGACGCGCCTGAGCCCTACGACGACGACGACGACTACGACGAGGATCTCTACGATGATGACTGAGCTCTATGCGGCGCTGGGGCTGACGGCACGATGCTGCCGCGCGCTGTGCTTTCAGTGGGATCTGGACCTGATGGAAAGCTGGACGCGGGACCGCATCTTGGGTACCGCCGACAGTCCCCCGGTTGCTGATCGCCGCAACCGCGAGCACTACCTGCTCCTGGACGACGGGTGGCACATGGTGGTGCAATACGTCGACGGGCAATGGACGCCAAAGTTCGCGCCGACGAAAAACACGTCGACCCTCAACAAAGAGCTCTTTCAGCAGTGGACCGTGCGCACCATCCTGGCGCCTGCGGGGCTGCACGTTCCCGACGAGCACTGGAGTACCGCATGTCCCTGAACGATGACATTACCAAGATCCTGGTCCCGAACGCCCCGGCACCGCTACCACCGGGCTGGGCCCCGCCACGCCCGCACGGACGCTACCGTATCCGGCTGGACGTGCAGTTCAGCGGCAGCGTGGAACAGGTCGTGGAAGTCACGACCGCGGACCCCAGCGCCCTCGGGTTCTACGAGCTCGCCGAGCTGCTCGACGTGGCTGCGTTGTCTGCGGAAGATGTGCTCGCCGAGGCGAAGGAGACGGCGGAAGTCGCGGATTACAACTACGACGACGACGCCGAGAACCAGGACGAACTCGACGCGTGGGACAAGCAGTTCGCGGACACGCATGATCCGGAGAGCGGTCTGCCGCTCGACGACGACGACTGACCTTTCCTCTTTTACCCTGTGCTGGGAGTGCAACGCATGACTGCTCGGTGGATGTACCTGTCGGACCTGGCCCCGCAGGCCAACATCATGAACCTCGAGACCGGGGAGCTACGGTCGATCAACAGCGCCGCGGTCAAGGACCGCGCGCCGATCGGGCTCCGCCGGTACGTGCTCGAAGAATCGTCGGGCGGGTCGTACCGGGAGACCGGGGAGTGTATGCCGATGACCGAGGAGCTCTTCGCGGAGCTCGAGGACAACATGCGGCTGCCCAACAACTGGAACTACGACTGGCCGCATCTCCAGGTGGAGATCGAGGGTGACGGCGCGGACCATCCGATCCGCCTGGCGATCCTCGAGCGCCTCAACCGCGAGATGGCCGACCACCCGTACACCTTCCAGGTGACCGGGCTGCAGCGGCGGTACTTGATGTACTTCTCCGACGGCAACTACCAGTCGCAGCAGGCGTTCGAGCGGTACGTGCCGCGTCCGGACAGCTCGCCCTTCCGGCGGGACGGCTCGCTGCGCAAGAAGTACAACTGGATCTGGAACTCGAACATGCGGGACGCCAAGGTGCCGGTGCCCCAGACCGAGTCGAAGCTCTACGGCAACCTCGCGCCGTGCCTCTACACCGGTCCGGCGTGGGTCGTGCGGTTCCAGCTCGACGGCCAGGACCCGCTGCTCGAGCGGTGCCGCGTGTACGTCACCGACGAGGGCGAGTTCATCTGCTCCGACTGGTGCCAGCGGCACGACCAGACCAGCTACGGCGACGGCATCAACCTGCAGCGCGGGATCTACAGTTTCGGCGCCTGGGTGACCGGCCCGTGCGTGACCTTCGCGTCGGGACGAGGCGGGTTCAAGCCCACCAGCACGACCTTCACGCGTACCGCGGTCAAGGACCTGATCAAGCAGCACGGGCTGCTCCGGCCGCCGCGCGCCTTCGATGACGTCTTCGCGCAGGCCCAGAAGACCGTGGCGAGCTTCGAGTCGGTGGTCCCGGCCGGTGCGCCGAAGCTGGCGCACGACGCCGGAGACATCACGGCGGCGGCGGTGGCCGAGGCGGAAGCTGTGGCCGATGCCCGCCTGGCCGAGGTGGGGGAGACGCTGAAGCTCCCCGAGGGCGTGGTGCCGCAGTCGCTGCGCTCGGCGGGCCTGAGCCTGTCCAACTACGCGTACTTCGAGGTCGACCTGCCGAGCCACAAGTCTGGCCTGGCCTCGACGCACAAGCGCGGGGTCGTGGGCCTGAAGCTGAACCTCGACGGCTCGGTGACGGCGGCCCTGGTGAGCAACAAGTTCGGTCTGCCCCAGGAGGCGTACGAAGCGCTGCGGGTGGCCAGCGCGAACGTTGTCCACGGCGCGTTCGCCGTCAATGCGGACTTCGTGCCGGGCGTCCCGGCCACGAACGCCTGCCCGGAGTTCTGGTACCTCGGAGACAGCGAGAAGCCGACCAAGGCGGTTGGCGTCGAGGCGCTGAAGCCGTGGTGGCTGTACGACGCGGCGGTCTACTACCGGGACGCCGTGAGCGTCCCGGCGGAGCTCGTCGGGTGATGTTGTTCACCGGCACCCTCGACCGCACGATCATGGAGCACTACCCGTACGCGGCGCAGCACGCCGCGACGGGGGAGGACTTCGAGTACGGGCGCACGAAAGCCATCTCCCCCGCGCCCGTGGTCATCCGGCGGGTGTCGCTGTCGGAACGCTACGAGTGGTACCGGTGCACGCGCATGACGAGCGCGGGGGAGCCCCGGGAGGACGCCGTGATCGCCTTCGAGCCCGCCACCGGCGCTTACTGGTTCTGCGGGGGCACCTCCTCCGTACCGCACATTCCGTACACCGACCCCCGCCCGCGCAAGGAACCGCTGCGCGCGGGCTGGTGGGCCTCGATGTGCGTGGCCTGGCTGGAACAGCAACGGACCCAACCCCGAGACCTGGTCGGCGCGCTGCGCGCCGTCCTGCACGGATAAGGAGCAGTCGATGTGGACCGTCAACCTGACCGCGGACGACATTCACGACTTCCCGCTCGCGGCGCACCACGCATACATGCGGGCGACGTGGCCTGGAGTCTACGAGGACGACGACTCCCTGCCCGAGCTGGACGAAGAATTGGCCTCGCACACGATTCGTGTGCTCCAGGTGGGGACTACGGGGGACTACACGCTGTACGCGCTGGGCGAGCCGGACGACGAGTACTCGTACGGCACCGGGATCACCTGGGACCGCAAGCACGGCGTGTTCTGGTACTGCGGCGGCATTGACTGCTCCTCACCGTGGTCCGACCAAGAACTGGCGGACTACGTGGCACAGAACGCGGACGAACTGCTCGACCCGACCTGGTGGGCCGCGCTCGTCGCCGGATGGCTGCACCGGACCCACTGCGCGCCCAAGCCGACGGATCTGCTGTCGGCGTTGAACCAACTTCTTCATTCTTGACCCCAAGGAACTCTCATGCAACTCGCACTCGTCGGCTGTGGTTTCGTCGGCTCCGTGTTCACGACCGAAATGCTGAAGCGCTGTTTCGCGGGCAAAATTCCCCTCGACTTCCACTTCATCGATGACGACACCGTGGAAGCGCGGAACTGCGCCAATCAGAACTTCTCCCAGGCGAACATTGGGCAGCCGAAGGCCCAGGTGATGCAAGGGTTGGCGCTCGACGCCGACCGAGCGGCCACGTACGTTGCGACGCGGCTGACGCCGGAGAACATCGACGCTCTATTGGGCGACGCCACGCTCATCGTCGACGGGGTGGACAACCTCGCCACCCGCCAGCTGTTGTGGGGATACGGCATGCGCACGGGCACCCCGGTGCTGCACATCGGCATCACCGAGCAGGGCACCGGCAAGGTCGAGTGGACCCATCCGGCGCACCAGACCTTTTCGCTCCGCCCTGAACACACGGCGGGCAAGGACATCCCGGACCCGGCCAGCGGGGTGACCCCGCCGTGCGAGCTCGCTCGGATGCGCGGCGTGGGCCTGAACGCGGGCTTCGCGGCGGCGTGCGCCGCGGCGATCTACTTCGGGTTCGATCCCGAGAGCCACTTGAAGGGCGACACCTCGCCCGGGTGGTTGACCGAATGGCACGCCAGCCCGATGGGCTTCCTGCCGCAGACCGAAACCTGGGGGAACGTGCATGTCTGACCTGTCCGCGGATATCAAGGGGCTGTTGTCGCCTGCCGCCAAGCCGCCCGCCTCGGCCGGAACCCCGCGCCGCTGGTGGGGCGACGGGCCGGACGACGAGGGATACTACACCCGGCAGATGTACGGGCACGGTGTGCAGCCGCACAAGCCCACGACGCCGTACCGGCCGCAGACCACGTACGGGTCCGCAGGCTACCAGAACAGCTACGCGCCGATGCGCGTGGCGGTGGTGCACGCCGACGAGCGGGACGACCGCTACACCATTCCCTACGAGGGACGCGCGTGGTTCGCCATTGCCTCGACGGTGTGGCCCACGGTCGACAACGTGATGCGCGTGCCGGTGGAGCACTGCCAGTTCACCTACGCGGATCCGCCGTTCAACGCGTGCGTGTTCACCGCCGCGAACGACTATCTGCAGGCCCGATGGGGCCGCAAGATGGACCACAGCGACCAGCGGTGGTTGGCCCTGCACCCGTACGCCACCGATGGCGGCGTGCCGCAGGAGTACACCGCCACGTGCGTGCACCAGCTGGTGGCCCCGTACGGCATGGTCGTGAGCCGTGTGCGCTTGCGCCGCGGAAGCTTGGTGCTGGGCGACTCGGTGATGGCGTGGTTGAACAGCCTGGGCTGCAACCCGTTCGCCATGGCGGACCGCAGCACGACCAACGCCGAGGCCGCCGCCAAGATGGGTATCACCCCGGCGGAAGCCGATGCGCTCTGGCGGGTGGAGTTCCATGACGATCCGCTGCCCGGCTCGATCATTGGCGAGCGCGGCTGGAGCAACCAGGCCAGCTCGTCCACTACGGGGAGTGTGGTCACCGGCAACTTCGGTGGGCATGCCCGGTACCTGGCCCCGCGGGGTCGGGCCGGGGACTGGTTCATCTCGGTGCAGCTCGCCCCGGACGACCGGGTGGAATACTTGGTGCCGCCGCCGGACCCGGCGTACGAGCCGCGCAAGGGCAACCCGACGCTGCTGTACGGCAGTGTCACCGGACTGGACGGCCAGCCGATCGCCGTGAAGGACGGGACCAGCTGGCGCCGGGTGGGCGATGCGCCCGCCGCCGCGGCTGGGACGGCCAGCTTGCCCACGCTTCCGGACGTGCCGAAGAAGCCCGCCGCAAGCCACGGGCATTTGGTCACGTGCGGACTGTGCGCGGAAGACGTGAGCACCGCCGGGGTCCTGCGGGAAGCGGACGTGTGCTACGAGTGCGCGGAAGCGCTGTGGGACGGCATGGTCTGCCCCCACTGCAAGGTGAGCCTGAGGCGGCAGATCCCGTATCCGCTCACGTACAGCATCACCGACCAAGGCCTGGTCGAGGACTACGAGTACAGCTGCAACGCCTGCCGGGAGACGATCGTGTTCCAGTCGTTGGACGCCACGCCCGAGCCGACGGAGCACGACTTCATGCTTGAGCACTATCACGAGCTGGTGTTCAACCTCGAGCCGCTGACGGACGACAAGATTGATCAGATCGTCCAGGACGAGCAGGACCAGCTCGAGTTCCCACCCACCGACCCGGCGTAAGCCGCTTCGCTGTCTACGACGCCCTCCGGGGAGCGGCCTGCTGTGCGCCGCTCCCCGGGAGGCGTCTGTGGTTTTCATTCTTCCAAGGAACTCTATGTCCACCGATACACTGTCGCGCTTCCAGGCGCTGTCTCCGGCTGCCCAGGAGCAGCTGCTCGCGCAGCTCACCGCGGCACCTGCCGCCCCCACCCCGGCCCCCGGCACGCGCTCGGCGGCGCCGGAGTCGTACTACGACATGGACGCTGCGGTGCCCGTGACGTTCAAGGCCAAGCTGTCCCCCAGCCCCAAGGCCCGGGACAAGTCGTACGCCGAGCGCTTCGATCACATCTGGGTCAAGGGCCACTACCAGGTGGTCGGCCCCAAGGGCGGCCAGTACTGCGTGGGCCGCGTGGTCCTCGGGGTGAAGAAGGGCCAGCAGGTCAAGGGTATCCTGCGGATCTCCAACGCCAAGTTCCTCGAACTGCAGGCAGGCGGCACCGTGGACGGCTGGATGCGCCCGGATGACAGCAAGGACTCGGTGTTGCTGGGTGAGTTGTCGGGCTATCAGGCCGTGTAAGGTCTCGACCGCACGGTCGAACACCCAACATGACGACACCCCTCAACATGTACGAAGCCCCGAGGGTCACGGTGCTGTCCGTGCCCTCGTTTCTGGAGCCCGCCCACTTGCCGGTCGAGTGGGCGGAGGGCCCGGAACCGGTCAGCGCGCAGGAAAAGCTGATCGAATACGCCGGACGGCTGTGCTACATGAGTCAGCACAACCCGGCGAAGCGCACCACGCCAGAATACCTGGCGAACGTGATGGACCTCGGTCATGGCAGCGTGCTCGAGCACGGGCAGCTGGTGTTCCTGCTCGAAGGCGTGAGCCGCTCGTTGACCCACGAGCTGATCCGCCACCGGGTGGGCATTGCCATCAGCCAACTGAGCCAGCGGTACGTCGACGCCTCGGACACCGCGTTCGTGGTGCCGCCGATGGTGCTGGCATACCCGGACACGCGTCCGGCGTGGGAAGCGCAGTGCCGGGCGGCACTGGCGTGCTACCAAGCCTTGGTCGCCCGCTGGGAAGACCCGCTGGTGATGCCCGAGCTGCTGCCCACGATGCGCCGCAAGCGTGCACGAGAAGCCGCGCGGTCGGTGCTGCCCAACTGCACGGAGACCAAGTTGGTCTGGAGCTGCAACCTGCGCGAGCTGCGGCATGTGCTGCGCCTGCGTGGTGATGCCTCGGCCGACTGGGAGATCCGTCGCTGGGCGCTGGCGTTGCACGCCGCGTCGCTGCCACACGCCCCGTCGGTGTTGGGAGACATCACCGCCGACCCGGATGAGGACACCCTCGCCTTCGGGCGGGAAGGAATCTGAGCATGAGCTACGAAACGGACATCGAAACGCACCTCCTGCCCACGGGGGTGGAGGTCACGGTGAAGATCGAGCGCCGCTGGAGTGACGACGAGTGGGACACCGGGGAAGTGGTGGTCTGCTACCCGGACGGCACGGAGCATGTGTTCTACGCGCCGTCGTGGAGCCCGTACACCATGTCCGACGTGTTCGACGCGCTGACCCGGAAGGGCGCTGAGCCCGCCCGCCCGTCGTGGGCGCTGGAGCGGGTGTGTGCCGCGCAGGCCGCCCTCGTCCAGGCGGAACAGCGGCGGGCGGAGGCGCTGGCCACGTTGCAGGCGTACCCGCCCGTGCCCACGGGGGACGTGTCCGCGGAGTTCGCGCGGGGCTTGCAGTCCGTCGCCTGGGGCTATGTCATGGCGTGCTCGACTGTGGGTCGGCACGAGGCCGACCTGCAGGCGCGGCGCCGGGAGTACTTCGCGGCCGGTGGGTCGGAAGTCGAACTGCTGTTGACGCCGGGAGGTGCGTGATGGCCCACAGCCACTACCACGCCGTGTCCAGTGCGCGTCGCTACGGCGGCGTGGCCGAGGATTACCTGCCGCTGCACAACTTCTTGGACTCAAGCAAGGCAAGCTGGGCGGACCAGCGACACCGGGCGGTGCTGCACCACGCCTTCGGCGTGTTCGTCGCCGAGCAGGTGATTGGGCAACAGGAAGAAGTCCGCCTGCTGCGGGCCGCGCTGGCGCGGGTGCCGCGCTGGGCCCAGCGCCTGCTGGGCCTGCGGATCCCCGCCACCACGCCCGTGACCCTGGAGGTCACCGGCGGTAAGCAGGTGCCCATTCGCCTGGTCGCGGAGCAGCACATCATCGAAGACTGTGGGTTTGTGCCCTCGGTCGAAGACTATCTGCAGGCGGTGCCGCGCGAGAAGTGGATCACCCGTGGCGCGATGCGCTTGAGCGCGGTGCTCGCCGATCCGGACGCCGCCCCGCCTGCGCTGGCGCCCCATGGCTAAGCGTACCTACGCGACCCCCGTCGAAGCCGAGCAGTACCGCGCGCGAGCGCGGGACCTGGTTGGCTCCGCGGACGGCGTGCTCGTGAGCCGCGTCGGACGGGTCGCGTTGTCAACCCGCGCGTGCGACGACACCGTCGAAGGCGCCTGGGTACCTGCGTTTGTGTTCGTGGAGGCGGAATGACCTTCGACCCGACAGCGCTGCGTGAATGTATCGCCGACGCCCAAGCCGCCATGCCTTTTCCGGTGCGCCGGATGGCAGTGTGCTGGGACCGAGATCACCTCTCCCCCAACATCATCGAGTACGAGTTCTTTCCGGAAGGCTTCGGTCCGTATGGGACGTGTGCGCCCAGCGCGTTGAGTCCGGATGACGTGCGCGCATACTTCGACGACCTGTACGATTACGACGAAGACATCCCCAACTGGGACGCCCAGTACGAGCTGGCCTGCCATGTCGCGGATGCCCTCACCCCGGCGGACACACCCGCGTACTGGATGGCCCGCGTTGTGATCGACCTCGAGACCGGGGAGTATGTCCTGTGCGCTGGGGTGTACGGTGCCGCACCCGGCGATCGGGTCACCGGCGTCTATGCGCCGCGGCCGCTGACGTTCCTGGAAGCCCTGCACGCCACGCTGGGCCCGGCGCATGAGTAACGTTGACCTCCGGGCACAGATTGCCGCCGTCCAACAGCTGCTGCAGCCGCACGCCGATACGCTGGTGGCGGAGTGCAGTTGGTACTCGGGAGACGCCGACCCCTGCGTGCACGAGTACGAAGTGCACGTGGCGGCCGACTGCCCCGCAGCCCGCCACCTGCAGGACTTGTCGATGGAAGACGTGCGCTCAGCCGTGTGGGCGTACTTCGCCGGGATGGACCTCAGCGACACCGGCGAAGCGCTGCAAGACCTGACCTACGATATCGCCGCGGCCGTGCTGGCGGAGACGATCGCTCCCGGGCAGGAGGCCACGTTCGCGTTCGACCTTCGGACGGGCGCGTATAACGTCTGGGCCCGCCCCTTCGGGGGCGAAGCGTGGGAGCAAGTCGTCGGGGAACTGTTCAACCCACCCACGAATCTGCTGGACGCGCTCCGGCTGACCCTCAACTAACAAAGGCACTCCCATGGACCCGACACATCTGGCCGCCATACGCCTCCTGCGTGACGCAGGCGCGGTCGCGCTGACCTGGGAATTTGAAGGTCGTAACGGCGCCGGGGTCGCCGTCGACCTCGGCGCGCTGGTCGAGGACGACTTGCCGGAGGCCCTGACCCCCGGCAGCAGCGCGCTCGGTTCCCACTTCGACTCGGCCGAAGAGTGCGTCAACGCCAGCTACTCGCTGCAGCACCTGCCGGGCGGACCGGCGGTGCCGTCCCCCGAAGTTGTCGCTGCGTTGTGCTGCTGGCTGCTGTCGACCTACTGGCCGATCGATCCGTACGGCATGGATTGGCGTACCGGCCACGGCTCGTCAGGCTCGGCTGTGCTCGACCTGCGCACCGGCGCGCTGATTGTCGACGGCGTCCGGTGTGTGCCGACGTTCCACCAGAACTACCGCGCGGCCGCGGTGCCGCTCGGCCCGACGACCTTGACGGACACCATTACCGGACTGTTGACATGACCAATCACGTACCGTTCGGCACACCCGGGTGGCTCGCCGAGTTCCACCAGAAGCAAGCGGAAGCCGCAGCACAACAGGCCGCCGCCTTTGCCGAAGAGCAGACCGCACTGCTTGCCGCGGGTGTGGTGGCGGTCGGCTGTGAATTCTCCGGCAGCGGCGACGATGGGGAAATCAATGACATCCGCGTGCTGATGGCCGAGGATGTACCGGCGCCGGTCGCGGCGTCCGTTGATCTGTCCGAGAGCGTTGCGGAGCTGGTCGATCGCGGCTGCGACCCGGCCGACGTGTCGGGAGCCCCCGACCCCCGGGACTTGATGTACTTCGCCTTGGACCGCTTCGACGGGGACTGGGTCAACAACGAGGGCGGCTACGGCCACGCGCTGCTGGATCTGCGCACCGGGGTGCTGATCATCGACGGGTACCAGTATGTGCAGCACACGGAAGCTGCCTGGACGGAGTGCAAGTTGCTCGCCCCTGGTGTCGCGACCCCCCGGAACTTGGAGCAGGTCCTGAAGCAGACGCTGGGGGACACGTGAGCACCAAGGAATTGGTGGCGCAGCTGCTGGACGCCGGAATTGTTGCGGTGGCGTGGGACTTTGACGGCGAGGACGGCGACGGTACGATCGACGGGGTGGGCGGGTGTAGCCCCGATGACCTGCCCCAGCCGCTCGTGCCGGGAGAACCGCACACCACCTCCGTGCGGGATCTGTACGACGGCACGGAAGGCTTGGGCAGCTTTCAGGCATCGCAGTACGGCAACGCGGTGCGTGCGCTGTGCGATGATCTGCTGGTGGCCCACTTCCCGGTGCTCTGGACCCACGGCGGCGGGACCTACGGGTACGGCGTGGTGGACTTGCGCACCGGGGCGGTCGTGATTGAGGGGCACCAGAGGCTGGTCACAGTCGTGCCCGTGACCGCGACCACGCACGCGTCCACGGTGCACGCCCCTCCAGCGGACTTGCTCGGAGCGGTGCACCAGGCCCTGGGGTCCCCATGACCCTCGCGCATGGACTGTGGTACGGCACGCACGGCATGCTGGTGACCAACGCGGCGGGACGCGTGCTCCCCGCGTTGTCCACGTATGACGGCCCGGCGTACGCCACGGTCGTGGCCATCGATACCACGGCGCTGCGCGCGTTGTACGCGGCGCATGGGCGCGCGTTCACGTTCGGCGGCGACGTCTTGACGGTAGACCTGATCCACGCCGACGGCTCGCGCACTCCAGCAGAGCCGGAATGCCTGCAGGACGTGGCCACGTTCCTGGCGCAAGCGGCCGCACTACCACCACCACCACCACCACCAAAGGGCACCCCGATGTACGATCCGCACACGTGGCTTGAGACATTCAAGCTGAAGGCCGCCGCGACCAAGGCGGCGAAGCAGGCCGAACTGCGCACCGTGCAGGACGCGCTGCTGGCGGTCGGCGTGGTCGCGGTCGGCTGTGAATTCTCAGGAGGCGGCGACGAGGGGTCGATTGACACCGTGAGCCTGCTCACGACGGAGCACCTGCCCGATCCGATCACGGACGACTGCGATCTGCCCGACAGCGCACAGACACTCGTGCAAGACGGCCTCGGCACCGACGAGGTGGCGGGCGGTCCGAGCGAGGATGCCGTGCGGGAGCTGTGCTACTTCGGACTGGAACGCTTCGACGGGGACTGGATCAACAACGAGGGCGGCTACGGCTTCGCGCTGATGGACTTGCGCACGGGGTTCTTGATCATCGACGGCACGCAACGCACGGAATGCAGCGCCTTTACCGCGTGTCAGCTGCTTGACCCGGTGGCCGCACCCCCGCTGACGTTGGAGCAGGTGCTCCGCCAGACGCTGGGGGAAACGTGAGCTTGACCCGCGAGGACGTGCTGGCGCTCAGTGGACGGGTCGACGGGAGCCGCGTGCGGGTCACGGATCGATGGGGCGGCAGCACGGTCGGGTATATCGTGCACGCCACGTCAGCGTACTTCGGACTGCGCTTCTACCAGGACTGCTACGGGAGCGACCGCTCGATCTTCTACCACGACGTGGTCCGCATCGAAGGCACGCGCAAGAACCGGCGCGGCTACCCGCTCTATTGGGCGAAGACCGCGGTGGTCCAAGACGGCGCGGCGCTGGATCTGACCGGCACGCTGCAGAACCTGCTGGCTGGGGCGCAGTTGTGACCGCCCTGGCCGTGGCCACCTTGGGCCTGTGGCTTGCCTTGGTGGCACATCTGCGTAACGAGCACCTGCTGTAAGGTCAGTGTCCGCTTGCCGAACAGACGTACACCCTTACGAGGAGCGTACGTGGCGGACACCCCGGACCTGGTCAATCAGCCTCCGCACTACAAGACGGGCGGCATCGAAGTCATCGACTTCATCGAAGCCAAGCAGCTGGACTTTCACTGCGGCAACGTAGTGAAATATGTGGCACGTGCCGCCCACAAGGGCGCCGAGCTGCAAGACCTCGAAAAAGCGCGATGGTACTTGAACCGCGCCATCGCCAAGCGGGGTGGCGCATGATGGCCCATCTCGTGGTGTTCGGCGGCGTCGTGTTCGTGGTGAGCCTGCTCATCCGAATCGCGCGCGTGCTGGGCGCCAACAACCCTCGTTAAAAGGAGCTTTGCATGGGCGTCGTTGCCCTGACCAAGCACCCGCCCGGACTGGTGCGGGACATTTCGACCTGGTTTGATCGCGATCGGGGCGCCTTGATTGCCACGGCGCTGCTCGTGCGGGTGATCGCGGACATCGCCCTGCGTCCCGATTTCGCCGGGACCCCGCGCTTGGCGTTCCTGCTGTTCATCGCCGCCAGCGCGTACGTGCTGCTGCGGCCCTGGGGCCGCACGGTGCTCGATGACTAGCTGGCTCGCCGACACCGCGGACTGCGATCGGCGCATTGCCCGCGGGCAGTGGGGCGAGGACCGACTGCGCAACAGCTGTCGCTGGCCGGTGGGCCCCTGGAACACGGCCAGCAACCTCGCCTACGTGGTGGCCGGGGCGGTGGTGTACTGGCAACGGCCGGGTGCCGCCGCCGCGGTGATGGCGCTGGCCCTGGTGGCGTTGGGGCTTGGCAGTGCCGCGTACCACGCGTGGAAAACGCTGTGGGCGAACCGCCTGGACCACATCGGGATGTACCTGGTGTTCGGGGCGTTGCCGATGTACGCCATGGCCCCCGACCACCCCGCCACGCCCTGGCTGATGGCCACGACCGGCATCGGGCTGGTGGTGCTCTTCATCTACGTCTCGCCGCAGGTGTCGATGGACATCCAGATGGCCCTGCTGTTCTGGTTCAGCGGGCTGCCTGCATTGCTGCTGGGCGACACCCTGCTGGCCGCCACGGGCATCGGCTGCTTCGTCGTGAGCTACGCGGCGTGGCACCTGGATCGTCGCCCAACGCCCGCGCTGGGCCGTTACGGCCACGCAGTGTGGCATCTGGGGACCGCCGCAGGCATTCCCCTCTTATTCCTCGCACGGAAGGCACTATGACTCCCGAGCTCGCTGCCCGCGTGGCGGCCATTGACGCGGAACTGGTGCGCCGGTCCCAAACCGGCGAAGGCGGACTCATACCGCTGGCTCGAGAGCGCGGGGCGCTACTGCGCGCGGAGGCCGCATGACCTGGAAACTGCTGGGACGCTCGCCCGACGACAGTGAAGACGCGTACATGCACGTCGTGGCCCTGGAGAACGGGGCGCTGCTGTGCCTGAACGTGTACATCCCGGTGGAAGACCACGACGGCTGCGCTGCACTGGAAGTGCTGGTGCGGGATGCGGACGGCGGCACGGTGTTCGACCGCTACAGCGACGCCGTGCCGCGTACTGCGGCCTTGGCAATGGCGGGGTTGTCCACATGACCTGGTTACCACCCGTCATCGACGATGATGATCGTGTGTTCGAGCGCACCGTCAAGCTAGGGGGCGGGTACGAACTGCGGCTGGCGTTGTGCATTCCGCATAACGAGTGTCCAGACTCTACGACGCTGAATACCTACCTGGTCGCCTCCGACGGCACGCTGGTCAACGACGCGCATTACGACTGTGTCTCACGCGCTGTTGCGCTTGCTATGGCGGGGGTGCGCAAATGACGGCGCTCGCCCCGCCGCGCGGGCCGGTGCCCCCGGCGCGGCTCCCTATCGCACGCTGGTGGGCCGAGCCCGACCCCGCGTACGTCAGCATTGAACCTGTCACGCGCTGGGAAGAAGTCAACCAGTGGGGCCACACCGTGGCCCTGCGGGTGAATCACCGCCTGAGCGCTGAGCTTACGCGCCGGTTCCCGGACGCCAGCTACCCGCCGGGATTCCCCGCCATTTCCCTGACCACCTGAGGTTGGCATGCCGTGGTACACCGTGCGCTACCGCGAGGTGGCGGATTACAGCGTGGACGTTGAAGCCGCGTCCCCCGAGCAAGCCGCTGAGTCGGTCCGCTCGGACGATTTCCCGCAGGGGGTCACCGTGCTGGAGTCGCTCGACGAGCGCGTGATCTACGACGTGGAACCCTGCGACCCGGTGGCGGGCTAAATGCGCACCGCGCGCGCCAAGCCCACGAAGCAGTTCGAGATACGCGTCACGGAGAGCCGTGAGTATTGGATCACGGTCGACGCGGTGGACAAGGGCGATGCACTACGGCAGGCGTGGGCGATGCAGGGGGCACTGGACCCCAACGACGCCAATGAGATCCACTTCCACAACGTCGAGTTGATACACGAAGAGGACGACGATGACTGACTTGCTGACAACCATGCACGCCACCCTGGGCGGTGCCCCACCCCAGCAGGTGTGGTACCTCGAGGCGCGTTCGGACGAATTCGACGACTACGTCTGCGAACTACCCGACCACAACGAGCGGGGCGGCTACGTGCGGATCACCATCGAGTATGAGGACGGCACGGACGAGGCGCTGAATGCGAGCGTGGCGCTGGTGCTGAATTCCATCCACGGTGAGGAGATCGCGGAGTGCTACGGCACGCTGTCGCTGGAGCACGCGCTCGCGATGACGGGTGCTCCGGCGGTGCGGACGGTGTCCAATGGCCACACCTGACCCGGAGCAGTATGTGCCGACGATGACACGCTTTGTCACCAAGGCGGACTGTTACAACGACGGCGGCAGCTGCCACGTCGCCGTCAAGAGTGCCCAGGGGCAGGTGACGACCGTCGTGACCCACGACCCTGCGACCGACACCGAGCACGTCCGCGTGACACACGCGTTCTTTGACGGCACCACGCCGACGCGTGTGGTGTACGAGGGTCCGCTCGGTCCCACGCCCGTCACCTCCCGCTGGACCCTCGCGCTCGAGGACGGCATGGTCTTGGAATACAAGATCTGGATGGACGAGCAGGACACGCTCGGCGGTTGGCTCTCGGTGTGGCTGACCTACGCCGACGACGGCATGCTGGAGGAAGCGTCGATGGGCCTCACCCTTCAGAACGACGCCACCGGCAAGGTGCTCACCGAGATGTCAACGAACCTGGGCCTGGACGCCGCTGTCGCCATGACCGGGGCGCCCGTGTACCGCGAGCCGACGTGGGTCACGCTGTGACCCACCGCACCGTATGGTGGCATAACTACTTCGAGTTCGCCACCCGGGAAGAAGCGGACGCCTTCATGGACGGCATTCGCGTGGGGAGCGGCGAAGACGTCGCCGCCACCGCGAGTCCCCGCCCGGGGACCACGGCATGGGTGGTGGTGACGTGCGACCCGAACGACCCGTACGACCCGCGCGAGCATCCACAACACGTCCGCGCCGAGCAAGACGCCCTGGCCAAGCTGCTCGTCACGGGGTTGTGGTCGAACTGCCTGCCGCCGCAGGAAACTGAGTAGTGAGCCCCACCCCCGCGCTTCGAGTCCGTCGGCTTCGGCGTGCGCCGACGTCCTCGAAGCTTTGGAGTGTTCGTGTCCGCTACTGATCCCCTACCCTTTGGCAAGTTCGCTGGGCGTACCCTCGCCAGTTTGGCGCAAGGCGCCGAGGGCGAGCAAGGCTACGTCCGGTGGATGGCCGCCAACTTTCGGGACGGCCCCTGGAAGCAGGCGGCCACCGACGCGTTGGCGGTACAGGTCGACGCCGAGCCGATCGCCGCCACGACCTTGCAGGTCGGGTGCGTCGACGACCGGATGGCCTGGATCGACTACCCCTACGACCCCGCGGTGACCGCCGCGCTGCGGAGCGCCATCGATGGGCTGAACTGGCACCGCGCCTCGCGCCGGTGGCTCTTCCCCCGGGCGCAGCTGCTGCGTCTGCTGGATCGCGTGCAGGCGCTGGGGCACGCGGTCGATTTGACCACGGAGGCTGCGGACGCAGTAGCGGCGGAACGCGCGCGCCGTGCGACCCTCGACACCATCCGGGCGCAGGGGTCCAGTGGACTGCAGGTGCCCACGGTGCTGCCGTTGTTTCCGTTCCAGACCGTCGGCGTCGAATTTGTCCTGGCTGCTGGGGGTCGCGCCGCAATCACGGACGAGATGGGCCTCGGCAAGACCCCGCAAGGTATTGGCGTCTGCTTGATGCTGTCCCAGCAGCAGCAGATCGAACGCACGTTGGTCCTCTGCCCCGCGTCGCTGAAGATCAATTGGTACCGGGAGTTCCGCAAATTCGCGGATCTCGAGGCTACGATCTGGTCCGGCAAGAAGGTCGTGGGCGACCGCACCGGGCCCGTGCATATCGTGAACTACGACATCTTCCCCCGGTTCCGGGAAGAGTTCGAGGAGCTGGGCATTGACTTGCTCATCGCCGACGAAGCCCACTACCTGAAAAACGGCGACAGCCTGCGCACCCAAGCGGTGTTCGGCGGCACCAACAAGAAGCGGAAGCGCGTGGCGCCGTTTGCGGTACCCTACGCGGTGTTGCTGACCGGCACCCCGGTGTTGAACCGGCCCGGCGAGATGTACTCGCTGCTGCACTACTTGTATCCCGATCGGTTTCCGGACTGGTACTCCTTCGCCAACCGGTACGGCGCCTTTCCGCCAGGCAACCTGCGCGGGCTGCCCAGCACTCCGCGGAACCTGGACGAACTGCACGAGCGCACCAAGGACGTCGTGATCCGCCGCCGCAAGGCGGAGGTCATGCCGGAGCTGCCGCCGCTGCTGGTCAGCGAGCTGTACGTCGAGTTGTCCGCCACGCAGCGCAAGGCCTATCAGCGCCTGCTGGGAGACCTTGCCACCGAGTGGACCAAGGACGCCAAGGCCAAGCGTCGGCCGTCGCTGCAGCAGCTGCAAGTGCTGACCGCATTCTTGAACGAAGTCAAGCTCGTCAAGGTGCGGGAGCTGCTGGCGGAATTGCTGGCGGATGAGGGCCGACAAGTCCTGGTGTTCTGCACCCGTCTGGCTCCGCTGCAAGCGCTGCGACAAGAGCTCGGCGACCAGGCGATGTACATCGACGGCAAGATGTCCCCCACCGCGCGGATGGCAGAAGTCGACCGCTTCCAGGCGGGGTTGGCCCGCGCGGCGCTGCTGTCGATCCGGGCCGCCGGGGTCGGGTTGACCCTGACCAACGCCGACGTGGGCATCTTCATCGACCAGGACTTTGTTCCGGCGACGCACCAGCAGGCCGAGGCCCGCGCCCACCGGTTTGGGCAGGTCAACCCCGTGAACATGTACTACGTGCTGGTCGACGATACGATCGACATCGACTTGCGTGCCTTGCTGGCGGAAAAGCTGCTGGTGACCAGCCAGGTCACGGACGGTATGGCCGAAGACTCGGCCCGGCTGCAGTCGGTCTTCACCGACTTCGTGCGCCGCTTGCGCGCGCGCTACACCCAATTTGCCGAGGTCTTGGACCCGGGAGACAATGATGACTGATCTGGTCCAGGCGGTGAGCAACGCCCTGAACCCCAAGCCGGTCGAGCGCCTGCGCTCGTTCCGCATGAGTGTGGTCGGGGAGCTCTGCTTCACGGTGTACGCCAAGAACGCCGACGATGCGGTTACGCAGGGAGAGCGCGTGCTGGAATACTTGGACGACATCGATCTGATGCCGCCGGTGTCGCTGTCTCCAGCCGACGCCGCTGCGTATGGCCTGAACCCATGCGCCATGCACCTTATGGCGTATCACGCTCCGTACACGGAGCCTGTCGTCGCGGAGTACAACCCGGATGACGACTGGACTGAGGACGACTGGGAGGTTTTCCCATGAAGCCCGCCCAGCTGGTGGCCCTCGCGATTGCCATCGCCGACGCGCTCGACCGCGCGGACTTGTTGAACCACCAACGGACGGACGATCCGGCGGGGGAGGCGATTGACGTGGTGCACGGCGTCCTGGTCCGCGTTGCGAAGCAGAAGAAGAAGAAGAAGAAGAAGAAGAAGAAGGGGAACACCTCATGAACACCGGACTGCTCAAGGGGTGGCAGTGCCCATCCTGCGGAAACACGGCCAGCTTCGAGGTGACCGCGGTGTGTACGGTGGTGCTGGCGGATTCCGGTGCGGCGCAGGTGCTGGACTGGAATCCTCGCTACGAAAACGCAGTGTGTAGCGGATGTGGGATGACAGGTGTGTCCGAAGATTTTCACCAACGAGAGGATGGGCCATGCCTAAGTTCGCCGTGACCATGCTGGTCACCGAAGAGTTTCGCGCGGTGATCGACGCGCCCAACGAGCAGCTGGCGATGGCCAAGCTCGAGGATCTCCGCTGCCAGGGAAGCGTGGACGACTACTTTTTCACCACGCCCGACGTGGAACACGACGCGGAGCGGCTGGAGGATGACAGCGACGACGTGCCAGACGAGGTGGTCCTCGAAGACGACGCCGAGGACCTGCGCGCCAACTACGACTGGATGTGTGGCTGATGTCGGATCCCAACACCCCACCTGAGGGCGTCGACTACTGGGCCGACGATCCCCAGCACCCGGTCGCGGAATGGCAAATCGAAGTCGCAGATGGCGACACCCGCCAGGGGTACTGGGCGTGGGTCGCTGTGCGGCGACTGTTGTGTGCCGATGACGATTGATCTCCAGGACCCGCTGATCGCGGCGTTGTGCGGGCAATTCGAGATCCCCACGCACGCGCGGACCTACCAGGTGGTGCTCCCGAGCGAGCTCACGTTCGTGGTCTCCGCGTTCAACAGCGACGATGCGCTCGCGCAGGGCTTGCGGGTTGCCGCGACGCTGCACGCCTTGGGGCGCGGGCCCGCGTGGCTCGACCTGCCCAAGCTGGCCGCGGCGCAGCATGACGTCCGGCTCGCGCGCTTCCTGGCGTCGGCGATGCCCCTCCCCAACGCCGTTCCGGCGGCGGTCACCTTGCTCCCTTAACCCCCGAGCTGCCTATGGAGGTCCGACTAGGACCCCGCGCGTCTGCCGAGCTGGACGCCCTCCCAATGCGTGAACAGAAAGCTTTCCGCAAAGTCATGGAACGCTTTCGTGGTGCCCCGCCGGACGCGCGGCGGCAGATGCTCACAGCGATGTACGCGCCTGCTTTTCGCGACCGCGGGGTGACGCACGCCATTCGCCTGAACCGGAAGTACCGGATTCTGGTCGGGCGTGCGGACGACACGTATGTCGTGGAAGGCGTGGTTTCTCGCGGCGACAGCCGCTTCTACCGATCGGAGTAAGTATGGAAGCACCCGCCCACGCCCCCAATGTTGGGGGGACGCTACTGGTGTGTTGGACCAACGCGGCCCTTGGTCCGGGAGACGAAGCCACGGACCACTACGAAGTATTCCGCTGGGATCACCCCCAACACGAGCTCGAGCAGGTGGTCGCCGCCCAGGCGCGGTACCAAGCATTGGTGCAAGCTGGGGCCACGATCGTGTCCTTGGCGCGCGTCGAGCGCTCCACCGACTACCCGTGAGCCCGCCGGGTGAGCACCCTGTCCACACCCGAATGCGGTGGTCGATGAGCATTTGCTGCGGCGGCCCCTGGATGCTGTACGCCGAGTGGGTCGCCGTCCAACAACACGCCGCGCTGATCGCGCAGGGGAACTATGTCGGACCTCGTAGCTGAAGTGACTGCCGCGCTCGGGCAGCTGAAGCGCATGTGCTACCGAGCGGAGATCCCGGCGTCTGTGTTTGTGGACGTGTGGGCGACTTCCGTCGACGACGCCTTTGCGCAGGCTCGCGGGCTGGGGAGCATTCTGCATGACGTCTGGAACCCAAGCTTGGTAGAGACCGATCCCGAGTACACCGCGGCGGAAGGCGTGCATTCGCCGGTACTCAACGCCGTGGTAGTGCCTGCCGACAACCCTGCGCAGCATGAGATCGTCCTCACGTACACCGCCGCGTACATCGGAGAGCTGTAATGCTTGAATACAACGTCTGGTCTGAGTGCCACGATCTCGACGAATGGTTCGGGGACCCCGCGGACGCTGAGGCGGCCTACCATATCCACCGCCTCAGCGGGCAGTGGACTGAGGTCCGGTTGACGGCCTACGCCCTGGACGCCAATGGGGATGTCGACACGAGCCGGTGGCTGCGTCTGCACCCTGGCGTGCCCGATGTGACGGCGGCGCAGTTGGCAACAGTGGTCGGACATTGGAACGAATTCCCTGCCCACCCACGCGCAACGTGGAAAGCGCGGGTCGCGGACGACTCCACCAGGGTGGGCTACTGGGACTGGGTCGCCAACCAATTGGAGGGCGCATGGCTTTTACCCTCGTAGCGACCGACGGGAGCGCACAGCGCTACACGTGTAGCCTGGCCGTGGGGACGCACAGCCTGCTGGCCGAGGTGATCGTCGAGCCAGACGTAGTTCGGTTCAGGCTGTATATGCGCCCGGTGGCCATGCCGTTGGCTTGGTGGCTCATTGCCTCGGAGGCGTACTACGACGCGCATTGGCGCGGACGGCTCCTGAGCCTGCTCGACCTGCCCGCGCCCGATCCGTTTCTCTCCGCACTCGACGGCATCTTGAACGACGGCGCGTCGCCCACGATCACCGAAGGGGACAGCAGCGGTGTGGTGTCGGTGGACTGGGCGCCGCTCGACGGGCAATACGCAGGCGTAGTGACGTGGGGCGGTCCCACGCCGTCGCCGGACTTGTGGACGTGTTACGAACCGGGGCACGACTACACGAACGTCGGTCTGGCGACCGAAGTCGCGAAACCCACCGCCAAGCGGAGTTGGTGGCAAAAGCTGTGGAGGCGACACGCATGAAAGAATACTACCGCTTCGAAGTCACGGTGGAGTGTGACCCCGCCGTGATGCGGGAGCGCTACCCCAACTGGCGCTTCAATTTCCGCTCGACGCGCGACTTCGCGCGACACTTGGCGTCGAGCTGGGCGGAACGCCAGCTCCGCCGGTACGGCTACCGCACGCTCGTCAAGCCCTTGCCGAAGGGGGACCATGTTCCATGACCTGCTGACCCGACCAGCGCATACGCGCTACCGAAAAAGTGTTGTCGACGTCCCCGAGAGCCCGCCTTCCAGCGGGCTCTTTGTTTTGAAGTCTGCGACGTCCAACAAAAAGCTGGGCGGTGGCAGCAGCGTGGTCACCAAGGGGCGGTACCGGGGCATGCCCTTGTACAGCCTGACCCTGGAAGAGCGCGCTACCTGCTGGGACGGGTGCCAGAACTGGGGTCGCTGCTACGGAGATAACATGCCCTTCGCGAAGCGCTACGTCCCGGGCGATGCGCTCGAGGATGCCATCGCCCGTGACGTCGCCCGTTTGCACGCCAAGCATCCCGCGGGATTCGTCGTCCGGCTGCACGTCCTCGGTGATTTCTATTCCCCCGCCTACGTGCGGTTCTGGCATGAACTGCAACGCGCCACGCCGTCGCTGCATGTGTTTGGCTACACCCATTGGCCGCCTGGCAGTGCGATTGGCTACGAAGTCACCCAGTGGGTGTTGGCCGAGCCCGATCGCGTGGCCATTCGTCGTTCCGATGCGACCGACCCGCACGACCCCCTGCCCCCGGCCTATACGGTCACGCGCTTGGCGGATGTCGTGGGTGACAGTGTCGTGTGCCCGGAACAGACCGGTCGCACGGCCAGTTGCTCGACCTGCGGATTGTGCATGGATCAGCGCGTGGCGATCAGCTTCTTGGACCACTCGCGCCAAGCACTGCGCGTACTCGCAACACCCGGGTAAGGTGCGCTGATTGACAGGGAAGTACTACGGATTATCATTCCGTATTGCTCTCTATGGTGGACCTCCTGCCTCATCCGAGGCACGAGTCTTTTTCCCTTGGAGCACTATGTCAGACCGGGACCCCCGGCTGGTGTCTGCTGAAGAAATCCTCCGCGCAATCGGCGGCCCCCGCGACGTGACCAGCAATGTGAATATGCTGCACCCGTTGGAGGTCCAACTGCCGCGCACCTATCTCGAACACGTCATGCGGGAGAGCCTGGCAACGTTGCGGGCCGGGGCCGCAGACGATCCCGCCACGGTGCGCGCCATCCAGCAGCGCATCGACTTCCTGGGCTGGTTGGCTGGACAGCCCGAGCTGGTCGAGATCGCCTTGTATCCGGCTGCCGACGACGGCTTGGATGACCTTGAGGACCTTGAAGACCTCGTCGACGACGAGGATGAAGATTTTCAGGGCGGCCGCCCGCCGTTCTGACCTACACAGAGAAAGTAGGCGGGGGTATGGTGGAGTTCGCAGAGGCCCACCGGCAGTGGCAGGCACACTTGGACACGCTCGGCGCCACGACGCCCCGAACGCGCGGCAACTACGCGTACGCGGTTCGGGCGGTAGCCAAGCGGGTCCCCTTGCTGGGTCCACCTGCCGACGTGCGGGCGGCGTTGCAGCAGGTGCGGGCCGAACTGCAGGAGCGGGTGCAGGCCGGGGAGGCGAGTCGGAGCCTGATTCGGCTGACCGTCGCCGCCTTGCGGAGCTTTTATAGCACGCTGGTGGCGCTCGGCACCTACCCGGAGAACCCGGCGGCGGACTTGTCCAGCACCTCCGTGCCGGACGGTGTGCCGCGCCCGTTGGCGCAGACCGAAGTGAACAAGCTGTTCACGGCCATCGACCCCAGCACCGCCGAGGGGCTGCAGGACCTGGCCATGGTCTGGCTGTATTACCACTCGCTGCGGAACAGCGAAGTCGCGGAGTTGCGGGTGCATCACGTCCAATACTCGCCTGGGGACGAAACGTTCCTGCTCCGGTTTCCGGCCAAGGGGGGTAAGACCCGCGTGGTCACGCTGATCCCCGAGGCGGCCGAGCCGTTGGCGTTGCACCTGCTGCGCCACTTCGAGCTGCCCACACCCGAGGGCGTGTCGCCCCTGGAGGCGCTGGACCGTGCGCTGAACGGCCCACTGGCCGAGGAGCGGGGGCCGGTGTTCTGGCACCACGGCAAGCCGATGACTCGGCGGGCGGCGAATCGGCGGTTTGCCGCGCTGCGCGAGGCGGCGCAGCTGGGGGCGCACGTTGTGCCCCACGCGCTCCGCCACACCTGCGCGACCAACCTGCTGAACGCCGATGTGGACATTCGCACGGTGCAAGAGATCTTGGGGCACTCGTCGCTGCGGCAGACCCAGGTGTACACGGCCGTGCTGACCAGCAAGAAGCGGCAAGCCATGGGACGGCTGCCCATTCCCGGAGGCGCGGTCCATGGGAGCCCTTGAAGTCACGCTGCAGTTGCTGGGACTCGCCGCACTGGTGGGCGTCGGGTTGTGGTTCATCTCGACCATGCTGGGCACCATTCCGAAGCGCGAACTGGGCAAGCCGTTCCCCGAGCGCATGGCGTACAACTACCAGTACGCCGCGCACTGCACACCTGTGGCCCAGCGACTGAACCGGGGTGTGGATCAGGCCATGATTCAACACGCCGCCGCCGAGCTCTTGGCGGCGCTCGACGTGTATGATGAGCCCGACACGCCCGATGTGACTGGCGAGGTGGCCTTCAAGGCGGACGAGCCGCGGACGCTGGCGGAGTTTGACGGACAACAGCACATCGTCCGCCCGCTGTCTCTGGCGATCAAGGCATTGCCGCCCACCAAGCTGGTCTTGGACCACAAGCTGCTCACGGGTCAGCCCGGCTTGGGCAAGACCCTGTTGGCCAAAGTGATCGCCAACGACCTGCGCCTCCGGGCGGAGGCCTTGGGGCGGACGCCTCCGGCCTTCGTGGAGACCTACGCGGCGAACCTGAACGGGGTGGACGCCCTGGACCAGGTGGCACGCCAGCTCGAGCAGACCGGCGGGATCTGGTTCATCGACGAGATCCACGTGCTGAACAAAGAGCTGGCCACCAAGCTGTACCTGTTGATGGAGGACGGGCGGTACGCGTTCGAGGGCACTACGACGCCCCGGGCGATGCCGAACGTCATGCTCATTGGGGCCACGACCGACTACGGCGGACTGCACGCAGCCTTGAAGCGTCGCTTCGGGGAACCGCTGCACGTGCGCGCGCTCACTCGCGGTGAGTTGCACGCCATGCTGCCGAAGTTCGGGATGCCCATTGACGAGGACGCGGCCGAGCTGCTGCTCAGCCGGTGTCATCAGTCTGGCGCCCCCTACGAATTGAAGATCCTGTTCCGCGAGTGTGCGATTTTTGCCACCGCGGCCGGTGAAGCCACGATTACTCGGGAAGTGGTGGACGACGTGTTGACAACGTACGAGATCGACGAACACGGCCTGCGCCCGCTGGACCGGGCCGTGATGCGGGCGCTGTTTCAGCGCCCACGGTACCGGGGCAAGGCCCAGGAGTTTATCTGCTACGGCGGGTCCGAATCGGACGTCTGCGCCGTGGCCCGGTTGGACAAGGTGGAGTTTCAGGAGACCGTTCGGCCCCGACTGCTCAGCCGGGGGTTCTTGGAGGTTCGCGCGGGGGTGGGCTTGGCCCTGACCCCGCGAGCAGTCACGGAGTACGCCCGGCTCCAGTCGTGATGCAGGTCCTGAACCTGCAGGCACGCCCCCAGTTGGGCCCTGCCCTCCACCTCGCACAGCAGCGCCTGGCTTCGGCCATCGGCGCAGGCGTCGAGGTCCTGGCCTTGCCCCTCGCCGCCCTGGACAGTTGGGCCGAGCGGGCGCATGTGGACATGGTCATTCTGGACATGGCGTCCCTGCCGGGGGCGCAGATCCTGCACGCGGCGGAGCGAGTGCTGGAGCAGTGCCCGTTTACCAGGGTCGTGATCGTCGCGGTTCCGCTCAATGGCGGCGACGACCCGGAAGTGCTGTTCACCCTGGGAGCAGTTGGGGCGTGGAAGGTGGTGTCCGGCGCCGACGCGTTGCGCCCCGAATGGTGGGTGGAGACCTGGAGTGCGGCCTTGGACGCCCACGTCAGCCGGGACTTTCGTCGCCTCGTTGAGCAGCGCTTGCCGGACACACTGGGCGCGGGCGTTGTGGCCCGCCTGGCCGAGCACGCCCACGTCCCCACCGTTAGCGGGGTGGCAGATCGGATGATCCGAGTGCCGGGGCTCACGCTGGCGAGCAAACGCCGACGCCTCTGGGAGCTGTGTCAGCAGTACGGCCTGCCTGCACCAGAGAGTGTGCACGACGCCCTGCGCTTGCGGCTGCTGAAGGAGCTGTGTCAGCGCGAATGGCCGCCGCCCAGGGCCGCAGTGTTCATGGGGTACCAAACTCCTCGGAACATGGCCCGCTCCGTGAAGCAACGATACGGGGTCACCTTGGCACAAGTGAAGGCCTTGGCGCCAGGGGAACCCGGCTGGCACGTGTTGCCGGAATTGTGGGACGCGGCGTAGCACCAATATTGGGGGAAGCGGCTGCGCGCCGCTTCCTCTTTTTTTTTCTGTGCAGGGCACATCGATTAGCCCTCGTCTGCCCCCGCGCAACGACCGGTAGAGGCCACCCGTGTGTGTCCCTACCCTGGCTCCGCCGAGAGCTACTCACAGCGGCGCGCTGCGTCCCGATTAGCCCTCGTGTACCCTGGCGCACGGTCCACCTGCCCTGGTCGGTGTTGGTAGTACTCGTGGATGCGCGCGGAGTCACTCAGGGCGTCGACACGTAACGACACTTAACGACCACTCCCCAAGTCGGCCTCTAGGCGAACCAAGATGGTGTATTGCGCACCCAGGTGTTGACGCATCTTTGGGGCACACCCTTCTTGGAGGCTGTATTTCATCTGTTGCCCTTGGTGCGACGCTCGTGCCCCGCCTCGATCGTGTTGCCCGCCATGCCTGCAGGATCTCTACCCGCAATTGTCGTTTCATCATCGGGCTGCAAGGCCCCGCCGAGTGGGAACAACACGGCCGCGTGGCCGCGTACCTGGCGTACGTCGCGTTGGGCGGCGACCCGGAAACCCCCGCCGCCTTCGACTGGGAGCACCCGGAGCTGTTGCAGCGCACCCTGCATGAGCTGCGACGGCTCACCCTCGGGGACCAGTCCGATTTCGTAGACGTGCACCGCCGCAACTCTAACCGCAAGTCGGGGGTCTACAACGACGCGTTGTGCTGGGACGCGTGGCGCTGTGCTGCCGACGAGCTGCTGACCGCGAACGAGTCGCGGACCGCGCCCGTCCAAGAGTACCTCGGAGCGGATGATGCCGCGGCGGCGCTGGACCTCGCGACGGCTCAGTCGGAACTGCTGACCACCCTGGAACACGCCCTGCCCCCGCGCGAGTACAACTGGTTGGTCCGCCGGTTCTGCCTCGGCGTGGGCCAGCAGGAGCTGGCCGACGAATTGATCGCGAACACGCCGCGATACCAAGGCCCAGGCGGCCGCGAACGCGCGATCAACTACATCAATGTGGTCATCTGCCGGGCCAAGCAGCACGCGCGCGAAGCCTTGGGCTCTCGGTGGGCCGCCCTGGCCGATGGGATGGTCTGATGATTCTCCGCCTCTTGCCGTTTGAGGACGACGGGCTGGTGAACGTGGCGTTGCACCCGGCCTACCCGTTCGCGGAGCTGGTGGACCTGCTGAACGGGGGTGTGGAGTTCGAGACCCCCGTGGAGCTGGTCGCGGCGGACGGTGCGGAGCTCTACGTGGACTTTGCGGACTATCGGGCCGTGAGCGTGGAGGACACATGCCTCTGATCGGCTACACGTGCCCTCCTGCCGGGGTCGAGCCGGGGCGCACCAACGCGGTCGAGCACTGCTTGACCGAATGCGTCCAGCCCTGCACCACGCCCCCGCTGTTGGCGGCGATGTATAAGGCGGACGTGGAGAACTACCACCAGGGCGATTACATCAGCGCAAGCATGATGGCCGGGTCGGGCTGTGCCCGGCAGGTGATGTTCGAGCGGTTCAAGGACTTCCACGAAGTGCCGACACGTCGGTACTGGGCGTTCCGAGGTACCCACGCCCACGCCATCGTGGAGGGTGCGCAGGACTTGATCGCGCAGTACGGCTGGCTGCAAGAGATTCGGATGGCCACGGAGTTGACGTACGATCTGCCGCAGCCCGTGTTCGAGAACGGCGTGTGGACCGGCGACTTTGATTCCACCCAAGACCTGATCATCAAGGTCCGGGGCACGTGTGACGCGTATAACCCGTTGCGGGGTCCGGACTTGGTGGACTGTAAGTCGATGGCGGACAAGAAGGTCGACATGATGATCAAGGGGTCCACCCCCGGCACGTACAGCAAGAACCTGCAGGACAGCTGGGTGGCCCAGCTCAACATTTACCGGTACCTGATCAGCAAGACCCCGGTGCCTGCCGAGGTGCACGCGGCGTACGCGTCCTTCGGGCTGCCTGCGCTCACGGATCCGTTGTTCCCGGCCCCGGAGCGGTTGTTCATCCAGGGCATTGCGATGATGTCGCACCCGGTGAGCGGGTCGCGGCTGGCCCACAAGCAGTACGGCAAGTACACGATCTACGACATCGACCACGTGCCGGTGTGGTCGCTGCAGGACATTGAAGACTTCATCCGGCCGCAGGCGCTGATGTGGTACAAGGCGCTGAACATGAAGCAGACCCCGCCGGTGGTCCCGAAGGACAAGGACTGGCTGTGCCGGAGCTGCGCATTTGAGGGAAAAGACTGCTTCCCCGCGGACGAGCGCGGCCAGGAAGCCCCCTTCCCCGGGCCGTAAGGTTTTCGTCCGCTCGTCGAATAGGGTTGCACCGCTTACTGGAGCGCAACCCTATGACGAGCAATCTCTCAGACGCTTTCACCTCCGCCTACACGCTGGCCTACACGGCCCGCGTGGCGCAGGGGAACGTCGTCGGAGAAGGCTCAGCGCCCTTCCGAGCGGTGTTCAGCGCGCTGGTGGCTGGGGCCCAGCGATGGGCGGACACCCTGAGCGATCGGCACACCGACCGGTACGAGCTGTTGACGGTCTCTCCGATCACCCCCTCACCCAGTTTGGAAATTTCCCACCCGCTGGGCTTGGCTCATCAGGTGGAGCGCGCGCTGCACAACTTCCAGATCCTGCTCGCAGCGTTGCGGATCCCCTACCTGGACGATCCGCTGACGCTCGCAGTGTTGACAGAGGTGCAGCGGGAGGCTGCGCACCTGTCCCGGACGCTTTCTGCCCAGATGGGCTAAACCACTTTTTCAGCGAGCAAACTATGGCGAAGACTCTGCGCTTTCGGGTGCACAACTGCAAGGCTGTCAGCAAGAACTCCCTGATGGTGTTCGATCTGGCGATCGGCTATCAGGACGAGGACACGTTCGTGGGCGTCGTGGACGTGCGCGGCTGCTGGCTCAAGCAGAAGAACGACGGCTCCGGCAACTACGTGTCGTTCCCCTCGAAGCAGCGCTTTACGCGGGACGGTGAAGCGGTGAAGGACGACAACGGGTACAACGTCTACGACAACATCGTGGATCTGTACCTCGAACTGGGGGCCAATCCCGACAAGGCAGACAAGCGGGCGCCGACCAAGGCGGCCTGGGCCTTTCGGAAGTGGCTGATCGACGAGGCCACGAAGATGTACAAGGAGCTGGGGGCCTCGGCTCCGGCCGCGGCCGCTCCGGCGGCGAAGCCTGCCAGCAAGCCCGCGAGCAAGCCTGCCCCGGCGCCCATGCCGGATGCGGATGATGACGACGGGGACGGCGGCTACCCCTTCTGATGACGGACCGACCGGCACTGAGCTACGCCGCGGTGGCGGTCACCCTGGAGCTCTCCCGGCTGCGCAGCAGCTTGCGGGTCGGGATGGCTCTGGTCCAGCGGTTCCCCCAGGAAGACGACTGGTGGGCGCTGCTGGACGACCCCGAGATCATTGACAGTTTGAACGCCCTGGCGGAAGTGGTGAACGACATGCGCGTGGATACGGCTGAGGCCACCACGGCAGAAGAAGTGGCTGCAGGAGTGGCTGCGCACCATGACCGGGCGGTAGAAGCGGTGAGTTTGGTGGCGGAGGTGTTGGGCGTGCCGAGTGAGGATCTCTTGGCCGTGCTGGCCGAAGCCTAAGCCGTCGTAGGACTAACCACACAATCGAAAACTCGTGGTGGGGTCGACCTACTGATCCCACTACTCACTGAGGGTTTGCATGCGCACGCCACCGTTCACGCTGTCTGACGACTTTTTGGCCCCCTACCAGACCATCACTCCGCCCTTCGGCTTCAACGGCCTGGGGGAGTTGGTGTATTTGCGGACGTACAGCCGCGTCAAAGCGGACGGCACGCAAGAACGGTGGTGGGAAACCGTGCGCCGCGTGGTGGAAGGCACGTACACCATGCAGAAGCGCTGGATCACTGAACACCACCTGGGCTGGAGCGAGCGCAAGGCGCAGCGCTCGGCGCAGGAGATGTACGATCGCATGTTCTACATGAAGTTCCTGCCGCCGGGTCGCGGGCTGTGGGCCATGGGCTCGCCGCTGACGGAAGGTCGGGAGACTTTTGCGGCCTTGAACAACTGCAGTTTTGTCAGCACGAAGGACCTGGCATCGGACCTGGCTGATCCGTTCACGTTCCTGATGGACGCCTCGATGCTGGGCATCGGGGTGGGCTTCGACACCGCTGGGGCAGGCATGCTGGCGCTGCACGCGCCGAACCCGCTGCTGGCTGAGACTTACGTCGTGCCGGACACCCGTGAAGGCTGGGTGGAAGCCTTGAAGCTGAAGCTGCTGTCGTACTTCTGCCCGGATCAGGGTGTGGTGGAGTACGACTTCTCGCTGGTGCGTCCCGAGGGGGAGCCCATTAAGGGCTTCGGTGGGGTGGCGGCGGGCCCTGGTCCGCTTAAGGACCTGCTGGGCGCCGTGGACGGGGTGCTCGAGCGCGAGCGGGCAACCGGCGACGGCACGTTGAGCGTGACTGGGATCACAGACATTTGCAACCTGACCGCCAAGTGCGTGGTAGCAGGTAACGTGCGTCGAAGTGCTCTCATTAGTTTCGGCGAAGCCGACGACGAGGAATTCCTCGACCTGAAGAATTACGAAGTGAATCCGCATCGCGCTGCATACGGGTGGACCAGCAACAACTCGGTGTTCGCCAAGCTTGGCATGGACTACGGTCCGAGCACTGAGCGCGTGGTGCGCAACGGTGAGCCGGGATACATGTGGCTGGAGAACGCGCAGGCCTACAGTCGCATGGTGGACGAGGCCGATTTCAAGGACGCGCGCGTGATGGGGACCAACCCCTGTGGTGAACAAGGATTGGAATCGTATGAGCTGTGCTGTGTCTCGGCCGACACTCGGATCCATACTCGCGCAGGTGCGCTGCCGATTGGAGACCTCGTTGGGCAAGCTGTCGAGGTCTGGAACGGTGCAGAGTGGTCGGAAGTCACACCATACCTCGCGGGGTACAACAAGCAGATGTACCGGGTTACGCTGTCTGACGGCTCGTTTCTCGATGTGACCGACAACCATCGTTGGCTGGCGCGCCCCGACACAGCCCGCAAGTTCCGGGACATGACAACTCTGCAGCTGACGCCCGGCGATGTATTGCCTGAGTTCTCACTGGGAGACGTCGTTGGCGAAGCGCAGCCGATGGCGTACGAGTACGGCTTTTTTGCGGGTGATGGATACATGGACAAGGGTGTCCCCATGCTGGCGCTGTTCGGGGAGGCGAAACAGTCTATCACAAGCTCCATCTCGGGGCGCGTCTATGCGGAGGAGTTCCCGAAGGGGTACAACGTTTCGCGTCAGCGTGTCAACTTGGTGGACGTGTGTGATGCTGCGCTTGCGACACAGCTTCGGCGCAGTGACGGTCTTCCCGCGGAGGTGTTTACCTGGGACCGCGAGAGTACGGCGCAGTTTATCGCTGGATACATCGATGCTGACGGGTCCATTAGCAATTCCGGAACGGGCGGGGAAGGGCTCAAACTGCACGGCCCTGAAGGAAAGATGCGTGACGTGCAAACGCTGCTGCGGCGTATTGGTGTTGACCACGCGTCCGTGTATGTACTCAAGGGCCAGAAGAGCACGCTGACCATCAATGGCCGGGAGACGCATCGCAATTATGACCAGTGGGTTTGCCAGGTCCCCTCCTTCGAGGCGGATGCGGTACCCACTCGGGTCAAAGTGCGTTCTTCCACCGCGAGTCGGTTTGCAAAGAACAATGCCCACCCTGAGGGTGCGCTGATTGACCGCGCACGGAAGCAGCGGGTGGTCAGCATTGTGCCGTTGGGTATGCAGGACAGCTACTGCTTCACCGAACCGAAGCGCGGTATGGGCGTGTTCGGCAACGTACTGACCTACCAGTGCCTGGTGGAAACGTTCCCAACAAACCACGACTCGCTTGAAGACTATCAGCGCACCTTGAAGTTCGCGTACTTGTACGGCAAGACGGTCACCCTCGGACGCACGCACTGGGAGCGCACGAACCGGGTGATGCTCCGCAACCGCCGCATCGGATTGTCGCAGTCGGGCATTCAGCAGGCCGTGGCGAAGCTGGGCATCGAGGAGTACCGAGAGTGGTGCGAGGCAGGATACGCCACCGTGCAGTACTACGACAAGGTGTATTCAGAGTGGCTGGCGATTCCGCGCTCGATCAAGGTCACCACGGTCAAGCCCTCGGGGTCGGTGTCGCTGCTGGCAGGCGCCACGCCGGGTATGCACTGGCCGGAGGCGTTGACGTACGTGCGCCGCATGCGCCTGGGCCGCAACAGCGATCTGCTGCCTGCACTGCAGGCCGCGGGGTATCCGATCGAACCCGCGGTGGGCAGTGAAGACTCGACGTTGGTGGTGGAGATTCCGGTCCGCATCGGCGATGCCGTGCGCCCAGCCCACCAAGTGTCGATGTGGGAACAGCTGGCGATGGCCGCGTTTCTCCAGCGCTACTGGTCGGATAACCAGGTCTCGGCGACGGTCACCTTTGATCCGGCGACGGAAGGTCCGCAGCTGGCGCATGCGCTGGACTACTACCAGTACCAGCTCAAGGGCATTTCGTGCTTGCCGCGCACGCCTGCCGGGGCCTACGCCCAGATGCCATACGAGGCGATCACGGTCGAGGAATACGAAGCACGTGCCGCGGCGCTGACCCCCGTGCAGTTCGGGTCGACGCACGACGAGGCCGTGCCTGAGCGATTCTGCTCTAATGACACCTGTACGGTGTAAGGGGACGACGATGCACCACAACACCAAGCCGCTCTTCGAAGACATGCACGTGTGCTGCTTCCACCAGCAGTCCAGCTACGGCACGACCTACGGGGCGTACTCGGAGATTTGCTGCCACTGCGGCGCGCACCGGATGCGGTACCCGGGCGTGCCGGAAGGGCACGGGCCGTACTACCCGCGGGACAACACCTGGATTCCGTACACACCGTTCTCGGGCGGCACCACGAGCGGCTCAGGAACGTCCTGGACGTTCGCCGAGTGTGCGAAGGACTGCCAACACCTGAACGACGGACGGTGCACGTGCGGCCCGACGATCACCAGGGCGCAGCCGTGACCGAGCTGTACTACTTCTTCGACCCGCGGGACAAGGCGTGTACGGTTGGTGAACGCGTGGCGGCTGTTGCCGCCGCGCTGGAGCTGCCGATGCAGTCGCTGAGCGCGCGGGACGCTCCGGCCGGACGGTTGGTCCTGGCGTTTGGGCTGTTGGACATTCCCGCGGTCGTCGTGGTGCGCGACAAGCACTACGTGGCGACGATCGACGGGGCGGACCTGCGAAATGCGGTGCGCCTGGAGCGGCGCATCGCCCGGCTGATCGCGTGAGCACGAAGAAGGCGGGCATGCTGACCACCTCGAAAGAGTGGGCCAAGCATTTGCGCGCGTACTGGAAGCGGAAATTCTGGAAACAAGAACGGAAAGCGGCGAAGACCTACACCAAGAAAGCCCCCTATGTCGATTAAGCTGCTCGGGTGGGCCCTGGTGCTCGCGCTGTACGTGACCGTCCTGAGCTGGTTGTTGGAAGATCAAGGGACGTGCACCTGCACCGATTGTGGGGCGCGCTTTCCGCAGGGACGTCACAAGTGCCCGCAGACGGGCCGAACCAAGGTGTGCCGATGATTGTGTTCCTGGGAGACTTGCACGGCCGGTGGCAACGCCTGGAAGAACTCGACGTGCTCCTGGAACCCGGCGTGCCGGTGGTGCAGGTCGGGGATCTGGGCTGGTGGCCGCACTTGGTGCCGTACTGGGAAGCCTTGGGCCGGAGCCTGCAGCGCCCGGTGTATTGGATCGACGGTAATCACGAACATTTCCCGTCGTTGCCGCTGGAGGCGACGCGCCCCGTGGAACTCGCGCCGAACATGCACTATGTCCCGCGCGGCACGATCCTGGAGCTGAACAACCTGCGGTTGGGGTGCATTGGTGGGGCGTCCAGTGTGAACTACCAAGCGTGCACGGCCGGGGTGGATTGGTTCTGGCAGGAAGAGCTGCGGCCGCGAGACCGGGCGCGCGTCAACGAGTGGGCGCTGCCCGACGTGGACGTGCTGGTCACCCACGCCGCTCCGCAGTCGGTCGTTAACGTGTACTGCCCAGCGCGTGAGCTTCCGAATTGGGGACTGCCGGTGACGTGGACGAGCCCGGTCGCGGAGTTCCTCGAAACCACCTGGCAGCGGCTGGGGCAACCCCCGCTGGTGTGTGGTCATTACCACCGACCGGTGCAGCACGACACCGTGCGCATTTTGGATATCGAAGAAGCCCTGGATTCGACGACCTGGTTGCGTCGGTTGTTGCTCGTCCAAGAACTCGGGTAGCGGTCGTCAGGCGGGCGCCAGCCCGAGCCACACCAACGCGGGGTACCAGTCGTGGAACACCCGCACGTGGGCCAGCACCCCGACCTTGAACAGCACCATCCGCGCGATCCCGGTCTGCTGGCCGGGGTAGACCACGATCGCGGTACTGCGCTCTTCTAAGAAATCATAGAGCTCGAGGCGTGACACAAACTGCTCGACGTCCGCCTCGGAACGCAGGGCGCGGATCTGACGAAAATCCAGGAGGACCTTTTGTGTCGTTGCCCACTCGGGCTGTTGGGAAAGCAAACGCAAGGCGGCGACCAAGTCTTCAACGGAACTGTCTCCCACCCCATGAGCAAAAGCACAGAGCTCCGCAGGGACGAAGTGCCAAGCAAACGGGTACCAGCGTTGCATAAGCCTCGACGCACTTTAGAAGTTGGGCAGGAATCCTAGGTGACCCCGCCCCCGCGCGCAACCCCTAACGACGTCTCCTGCAGGACAATTGGTGACCCAATTGGTGACCGCCCCGCGCAAACCCGCATTCCATAAGGGCTTTCCGGCTCCGCCTGCGCTCCCAAAGCGGACGCGCTACCGGACTGCGCTACGCCCCGCCGGTGCCACAATCTAGCAGGTCAGCCCCACGGCCACACGGCCCGGAGCGAGGCGACCGCGCGCCCGCGATGGGAGACGCGGTGC